CGGCGGAGCCAGGGGACAGGGTCGAGGGGACGGACTGCAGGCCAGACTGAGGCTGGGACAACAGGGCAACTCCGGGACCTTCTCCTTGGCTGGTGCCTGCCGGTATCTCTGGGGCCACATAGTCGCCAATCTCGAGGATCTCGTTTAGGGCCTCTCCAGCAAGTCTGGCATCTCGGCGCTTGAGCAGGTTGTAGGCTTCCCGGACCGTTCCAGCGCCCTGCACCCGCTCATTTGTGTCGATTTCCCGAGCAACAGCCAGGTATAGAGCAATGGTGCTCTGAGTGAGTGAAATGGCATCGGCCGTTTCTTGCTGGGTCCACTCCGGGTCCAGGGTTCGGAAGAGGTTATGAATCCGCTCCGTGGCCCGGACGGTGTCCTGCCAGAGCAAGTCACTCCTCTTGATGTTTTCTTCCAGCTCGATGATCTGGGCCTCGGTCGAGCTAAGGTCCTCGGCAAACCGACACGGGATGTCTGGCAGATTAAGCTCCCGGCAGCTGGCCAGACGCCGCTCCCCTGCTACGAGCTCGTGCTTGCCATCCGGGCCGAGCTCTTTATGAATTATGATAGGCTGGAGGACCCCCTGGAGCCGGATTGAGTCAACAAGTCCCTTGGTCTCGACCTCGCGGCGCTGGCGGGAGTCTCGGGGAACCGAGATGCTGTCTAGGGGCAGGCGAATGAATTGGTCTGTGATTGGCATCAGGATGGGACCCCCAGGTTTGGGTTTAGAAAGAAGAGGCAGTTTTCCGACATGCCCGGGTCGTTTCTCTGCCCTATGCTACCCAGCCTTCAGGGCTTTCACCTGTAAGGGATAAGGCTGCGTAACTCCATCCACGTTCCCTAACCGTGCGACGGACAGAGAAATCTCAAGCTAGCCCGCCGGGCTAGCTTTGGCCCACCAGCTTCCCAATCTGGTTGCCGATCTCGTTACTGGTCTGGTTCATATACTGTTGAACCTCAACTACGACTGGCGTCCCGACGAGCTCTGGCAGGACCTCTTCGTAAGATCGCCCGTTCGGTTCGATGCTGCAGCTCCGGATGAACTCATCCAGCCGCCAGAGCGCATCCTCGGTTAGGAAGTAGTCCCGGCGCATCTGGCGCTTGGACAGGTCGATGGAGGGGTCTTTGTCCTCCTCCTGCAGAACGTCCGCCCATCCGGTGAGCCCCACGTGCAGCCGCACGTATGGGGTCTTGTTCTTGTTATTATCCCCCATCTCGAAACTCTTAACCACCCCAGGGTAGTCCGCGGCTGGCAATGCCGGGGGTTTCTTGGCCTCGCCAGCGGGCTTGCGAAGCAGTGCGGAGAAATCGACCATCGGATTTTAGTCCTTTGCTGTGTTACAGTGTTGAAGAGAGAAGTGAGTGAGTAGAGAAGCTCTCCCCGATCCCATCCAGACCCGACTCGGGGAGCACATCGGCTAGTGCAGAGGAGGTGCCTCTGGCGTCTGGATGGGAATCTCTAGGTAGCTGACTTGACTGGCGGCTGGCGGATAGCCGCGAAGTAGTCCGCTAGGCCCGTCTCAATCGGATACTCTGCCTTAACCTGCAGCGGCGCGGTGTTTTTGAGCTCGATCATACTCGTGCTCCTGGTGAGCAACTTATGCCTCTCGTTCTGCCCAATCCCGGTGGTCTTGGCCATGAGGATCGAGTTAAAATACCGGCCGATCTTTGGACTCAGGGCCTTCCCTAGGCTCGCTGGATATCCGTGCTGCGGGCCGTTGTCCTCCCCGATGTAAGTAATGTGGCAATTCACCACCACGTTGCATTTGATGTTCTCATCATAGAGCATCTGGAGCAGGGACTCGACGAGTTGTTGGGCCTGGTACCAATCCGACTGGTGAGGCTGTTGGCCCAACCGGGCGTTCATGGATAGTACAAAGTTCATCGCCGCGTTGCAGACAAATGTCAGCGAGTCAATCGCAAGTACATCAGAGCTCCCCCAGGTAGAGATGGCCCCCAGGTCCTCGGTCTCGGTTTTCCACCCGTCGAGGAGTTTCATGAGTCGCTGCCACACGGTCGCGGCTCGAGGCACGAGTTTCCCGTTGATGTTCCTCATCGGGTCGGTGAGGGTCTGGTAGATTACCCTCTCGGCATCTCGACCGAGTACGTTTTGCAAAACGTCAAGGCCGTTGTCCAGGTCCGCAATGCGCAGGTTAAACCCCGCTCGGACTAGGCTGGCGAGACTGCCAGTTTTGCCCGCTCCGGAATCTCCGATTAGAAGCATTTTGGTGGTTTGGGTGGATTGATGGCTGGAAAGGGATGGCATTGCTAATTCCCGTTGAAGTTTGGCTTACATGGGGTTGGATTCCGAGGGACTTCTGCAAGCGAGGTCGATCCGTCGTATTCAGTCACGAATATGACCTGGGTCTCGGTCCAGGCGTAGACTGCGTGGCAGTCTGCCCCGCCATAGCCGGAGTCGTACTCATAATCCAAAATTGGCCGGGCGAGATTCCAGGTTATGAGTTTGCCATATTGCTCAAAATTACCCCTGTTGGACCTGAGCTCTCGAGCATCCCATCCAATGACTACACCAAGAATGGGGCCTTTTGCAATTCGCTCGAACATGATTGCGAGATTTGCCATTTTAGATATCCCCTCGGACGCGGAGCGGGTCCCAGATCCGCTTGGTGTAATCGGCCTGCAGCCACTGCTGCCGTGCTCCTGGAGGCCTCGAGCAAACTGGCCGGAACGGACACCCGCCGTAGTGGTGACAGGCCTTATCATTCATCGGCCATGAGGCATTCCGCGCCGCCTCATCCATTTGCCCAATCCAGACACTCACATCCTCCAGCCATTCGTCGAGTTGCTCGGCCGAACGGCCCACGAGCCCTCGCTCAAACCGGCTGAAGCCAATTGCCACCTGAGCCCCGTCTACGATGATCCCCGCGACTGGGGTCTCGAAAGCAACCCGGCCAGCGAGGCTGTACAGGCTAAACTGATTATCCGGGATGAACTGGGAGAAGAACCCTGGGCCGAGGGTGCCTCCAGTTGACTTAATATCCACAATGTAAGCCTCGTCCCCGAGTTTTGCAATTCGGTCGAGGTGGCCGCAGAGCAGCACGGGCTCACCTGTGCTGCTGGTGAGCCCCGAGTCAAACCTAAAGCTCAACTCAACCGCGGGTTTCCCATTTGCCAATACGACCGTCTGCAGCACATCCTCGCGAGCTTTCTCGTCCAGATACCAGACGATGGTTCGCAACAACGTGAGCCGGTTCTTGTATTTGTGATCCGAGATCCAGGGGCGTTGCAGGTCCGAGTTCCAGGTATCGCGAAGCGCCCGGTGGACTGTCTGGCGGAGGGCCTCGTCATGACTCCGCCCATCCACCCGCAGGTGGTCGTAGAGCTCCCTGGCCTGGTGCAGCAGAATCCCGAAGGTAAGATGCACCGACTCGGCTCGAGGGGTCCAACCTAGGACCACTCGGTAGAGGTACTTCCTGGGACAGGTCTTGAACTCCCCGAGTGAGGTTGAGTCGATGGCGAGTTGGAGGCCGGGCAGCAGCCGGGAGAAGCTCGAATTGCCCGAGGTGTCTAGGCTGTTGGCCTCGCTCATAGCCCAAGGTCCTCCGCATTTGCCACCTGGGTGGCTAGCACTGCGACCTTGGCCTGGCGTCCCTTTGGCTTGGCCGCTGCCTCAGCCTCCGCCTTGACCCACCGCTCGCGTTGCTCCCTCAGAGCTCCGACCACTCGGTCCAGGTCCTGTTGCGAATACCCCTCCGGGTCTCGGGAGAAGAGCTCTCCCAACGAGTCCCCATGGGCCTCGGAAAGGGCGGAGCTCTGGGGGATCTCACTTCCAGCCATGTTGTCGAGCTCCTTCCTCGTCTAGGATCTGGTAAAAGTAGCCCTCTCCACCAGAGCCGGTAAAGTCTGAGTTCAAAATTGGAGAATAATCCACCGTTTGGTCCTGAAAAACCAGCCGGTAGCAGATTCGAGTTCCGACTAGCTCGACTCCATCAATCCGAGCAACTTCTCCACAGCGGAAGAGGGCTGGATGGATTCCGAGGAAATAAGCGGGTTTAGAGTCAACTTGGGACATCAACGGGTTCCTCCTCTTGTTCCAAAAGCTTCGGCTGGCGAACTTGGCTGGTGCCTGGAACCTCGGCCTGGCGGGCTTTGAAGTTCCTCACCCATTTATGAATAATCGCCCGGATGGCCGGGGAGATTCCCATGGACGGCTGGAGCCCCCCAGGGCCATAGAGGCTCGCCAGGAACTCCCAGTCCTCATCATAGACCAGGATATGCCGCCGGGCCTGGGGGAGGGGAGATTTGCGGGTCATCTTCCAGTCACGGCCTCGAATGTGGGCGCAGGCTCGGATTGTTGGGCGAGGTATTGATCCAGTGCGTCTGCAACGTGGAGGGGGGTTATCTTTTCAGACCCGATGTTGAGATGCGCTGACAACTTGGCAAATATGCGAAGAGCCGCCTCTTGGTTCATGTCGAAAACCGGGGCGATTTGTTCATCTGGCTGACAGATGAAGAGGCGAAGGAAGGAATTGTAACTAATGACCTGGCTCCACAGCCTATGCGCCAACCCCATTGCACAGGTCGTGCAATTCGCATAATTCCACTCGAAGCCCTCCGGCCACAGCGGGTGTTCCGGCCCGCCGCGGAGGACCTGGGAGAGGACTTGGAGACTTGGGGAGGGACTCGTTCCATCGAAGGGCACAGCAGCGGTTCCTTTCTTTGCTAGAGGGGTTTGCAGGTCTGGGGCGGTGGACAGGGGGCTTCTCGGAGAGAGTCCCGCCAGAAACACACTTGGTTACCAATATTGACAAAATTGCTCGAGTCTGGCGTCGGCGCGGAGGTGAAGGGGCCGAGAAGAAGATTGCCTGTTCCAGAGTCCAGGGTCATTGTGCAGTAGCCGACTGCGAGGTTGTGGGTTGGGGATAGAAAGGTCCTCGGTTGCTGCGCAGCAGAGCAGGGTTCCGAGTAACAGAGCTTTTTTCATCTTTCATCACCTCCCAACAACAACATCCCCCGGTCCGGAGCTCTTCGTTTCCGGCACCGGAGCAGGCACTGTCGGGGCTGGAGCTGTTTGGGCTGGTGGCTGGAGGGGTGCCCCCTCCGGGACCTGGGTCGCATCTCTAAGTTTCTTCTCCGCGTCTAGCTGGCGCCTCAAATCCTCCACCTCGGCATTCCGTTCCGAGATCGCTCGGACCACATTTGGACATTGGTCATTTCTCTGCAACCTCTGCCCGTCCGTTGGGTTTGCCTGGATACAGGCAACCAGCAACCTGTGCAGCTGCACAGCCTGGAGGGCGTTTGGCTCGTCCATCCAGTTCGCCATCATAATGGCCATCTCCCTGGGGAGGAGGACCATTTCAGGGAGTTTCGGCGGGCCGGGGAGCTGGATGGGCGCCGCGGTCTTTGGGTCTGGTTGAGGAACCGCCTGGGCCATTAGGGCAATAGCGGCGAGGGGCAACAACAGGGTTTTTTTCATGAGGGGTTCTCCTGGTTAGAGGTCTAAGTCGGCAAGCGGGTCGAAGTCCAGGTTTGCCTGGCGAACCCTCGGCACCTGTCCCTTGCAAATAACCAGATCCCCCTCCCCTGGCCAGGGCGAGACTCGGATCTGCAAGATGGAGAGGCTCGGGTCCTGGGCATCTGCTCGGGCCTTGTAGAGGCCCGCCCTGGCGCGAACCTGATCAGAAGTCCGGAGCAACAGGCCAAGAGGGCTGGCGAGGGCGGAGTACAAGATGGCTTTGAGCAATTCTTGCTGTTGGTTCATTTTCCTTCATTCCACTCGTCGAGTTCCCGCCACGCCATTTTAATTCCGATATAACTCGGCCAAGTTAAGAAACCAACGAGCGCACCAAACAAGACAAAGGGAAGTGATATTAGCATCAATATAACTATCATTATACTCCATCTGCTGCCTTGCGAGCAACTTGACTGGCGACTGCTGGTCATAAGAGGTCCGCCGCTTCGCGGGCGAGTTGCTCTCTCGTCGCCACAAGCCTCCGAGCCTCCTCCTGCACCTCGGGCAACGCCTGGAACTGGGCTATCAGCCTAACAACCTCGTTCTCGACCTCGTCCCGGCCCTCGGCCCGCAACTGCTGCTCTGCCCTCGCTCGGCAGATCTCCTCCACTGTGGACTCAATCGGGCCGTTCCGGCGCGAAATGTGCCTGGTCTGGAACTCATACCTCGACTCGTACTCCGATATCCGAGCCTGTAAGGCCTGTTGAGCCTCGAGGCTTAGTAGCTGTCCGGGGGGCAAAACCGCGACTGCATCCACCACCAACCTGTCGATGTTATTCCGGATGTTCTCAGCCAGTTGCTGATTAAGGGCCTGGGCCTCGCCCGCGGTGCAGCAATGGCCGGGAGTATACCTGTCTCGGAGGTCGAAAGTGTATTGACGGATTCGGATTTTCATCCAGGTTGTTACCTTTCTTCCCTCATCTCTCTGAGAGAGCCATTCACTCCCCCTCCCGTGCGCGGGCGCGGAGGGCGGCTGCACAGAGCGCGAGTGCCGGCGTATTGGCGTTCAGATGGTTGCGACCTGACGGCGTTCTGTTCATGCCAGGGACGCGGTCTCTGCCGCCGCCGTTGCGTATCCAGATTTCGCACCATGGCCATCCGCCATCGGCGTATTCCTCGCAAGGCGGATGAACGTCGCCGACATCCCAGCCCCACCCCTCCGGCACCAGCGTGAGGGCCGCATCCAGCGATGCGGTGTAGGGCGGCGGCGCAGACGTGCGTTCGATGTCGGTCAGTATGTAAGAAAGATCAGCAGCGGATCCTCCCGCTAGCAGGTTCTCAATCTCCGCATCCAGCGCCCGGCTCGCCCCCTCCGCGCGCTCCACGCGGTCGGCGAGGGTGGTGGGGTCAGGGGTCATCTCGGGGTCCCTCGCAAACCAATTGGGCACGG